GAATCTTGGTTAAATGATCCAAGAATATATTACAATTATAAGTATAAGGATTCTGATAGACCAGAACACTTAGCGCACAAGTATTACGGAGAAGAAGAATTACACTGGGTTATTCTATTCACGAATAATATTTTTGATGCGAATTGGGATTTCCCAATAGATTATTATACTTTCAACAAATATATTGAAGACAAATATAAAGAACAAGGGTCTATAGTTAACAAAACTGGATTGGCATACGCCCAAACAACCCCTGACCCGATATATAGATACCAAAAGACAGTTACTATAACTACAAGCGAAGGGATATCTAAAAGAAATTATGTTATTGACGAAAAGTCGTACAGAGAACTAGAATTTACCAATACTTATTCTACTGGAACCCCTTATACAATTTATGCGGAATCGGAATTAAATTCTTACCAATTAACACTTAATGCTGGCTCCGTATTAAATGTTGGGGATATATTAATCGGTAATGAGTTTATACCAAATTTTGCTAAAGTTGAATCTATTGATTCTGCGAACAGTTTATTTAATATAACTATACCAGCAAAAAGTAGTGAAACTAATGGGAAAATATTTATCTATAATTCGCAATCTAATTATAGTATATATGAAGTTTCAAAAAAATACCCAGAAATAACTATCTATGATAGAGAAATGGAAATAAATGAATCTAAAAGAAACGTTAAAATTTTAGATAAAAATTACATACGAAAGGCTCAAGAAGAATTTCAACGATTGATTAAACAATAATTATGGCAGAAATTACAGATAACGCAGTAACTCAACTTAATGGTTTAGAATTATATAAGTGTCAGATTTTATCTGCAGAAAATAAAATCATAGACTTAAAACCAACTTTGGTTGAAATTAACTATTTTGAGGATATATTTTCTAACGCCACTTCTGGTAATATAGTTTTAAACGACTCTGGTGGTTTGCATAACGCTTATTCTTGGTGCGGCGACGAGTTTGTACTTTTGGAATTCGACAAACCCGGAAATTTAGATAAAAATAAACGGTTTCGTGGGATGTTTAGAATATTTAAAACTCAAGGAAGGCACTTAACTGGAAGAGAATTTAACGAAACCTTCGTATTACATTTTTGTTGCGAAGAAGAATTCCTTTCAAATCGGATGCAGTTAAATAAATCTTATAAACAAATGAGAATATCTGATATCGTAAAAGATATCGCTTTAAATGTTTTGAAAATTCCAAAAGATAAATTTCCAGACGCTAATATTGAACCCACTTTTGGTAAGTATGATATAGTAATTCCGAATATGAGACCCCTTGAAGCTGTTGCTTGGTTATGTACTATGGCGATTGCTGATAATAGTTCTGGTTCTCATGGTGGTCCAGAAGGTGGTGCGACATACCTATTTTATAAGAACAGGTATGGTTGGAATTTTAGATCCATACTATCAATATTTAATAATATCCCTAAATTTGAATATAAAAGCCCGTTCAAAAAAAGTAAAAACACTTCTGGGTATTGGTATGGTACTAAGAACCTTTCTCCAAAAGAAGATATGAATTTTGATTTCGACCCCTTTGAGCAGATTATATCATATCAAATTGTAGATAATCACGACGCAATGGATATGATGCAAAGCGGGATGGTTTCAAATAAACTTATTGCTATTGATTATTTAAGAAGAACTCACGAAGAAAAGGTATTTGATTATGAAAAATACTTTAATAATCATTTGGCAAAAAAAGTTGAAATGTATAAGACCTATAATAAAAACCCTATTCTTAGTAACGCAGAAGATAGATTTAAGAAAAAACATAACGAATATCAACCAGTAGTAAAAATTGCTCCATCAACGACAAACCAAAAAAATAATCCATATATAAAAGAAAGACAGCCAAATATACCTCAAAATTTTGTTGAGAATACCATCCCGTACAGATTTGCTCAATTGGGGTTGATAAATTTCAATAGGTTAAAATTGCTTATATCCGGAGACCCATATATTGCCGTTGGTAACATAATTTATGTACATTTTCCGCAAGCAAAAGAAGAAAAAGGTACAAAACCTTTGGATAGGTTTTTGAAGGGTAGGTATTTGGTTTCTGCAGTTAGACAAAGGTTTGATCAAGGTGTTTATGAAACGGTTTTAGAATGCGTAAAAGACGCTTATTGTGGACAAGTAGAAGCGAGAACTAACGTTCAAGGATTAAAACCTTTTGACAATAGTAATAATGTTATAATACAGGTCCGTTCTGATAATTATAAATGGTGGTGATGCATGGAAAAAACTAAAAATTTCCCTGGGATGGATGGGTTTATTTGGTGGACTGGTATAGTAGAAGACCGTAAAGACCCTTTGAAAGTTGGTAGGGTTAGGGTTAGAATTTTTGGTTGGCATAAAGACGATAAATCAAACGTTCCTTCTGACGGTTTATTATGGGCGCAACCTGTTATGTCGGCAAACGCATACCAAATTTCTCACGTACCAAAGGAAGGAGAAGTTTTGTTTGGGTTTTTTATGGATGGAGAATACGCGCAAGTACCGTTTTATATGGGGGTAATTCCAAATATACCAGAAATAAGGTATCCTAAGGAAAAAGGTTTTGCAGACCCAGCAACAGAAGAAGAAATAAAACAAAGACCAAGAACATTGCATTCTGGACAAACGAGATATCCTGGAGACGGAGAATTAAATCAGCCAACAATTAGCAGGTCTGCTAGAAACGAAAATATGGATCAAACGCCATATGGTAAGTCTCATGGAGGGAAATATCCATATGTATTTTCAATACAAACTGAATCTGGGCATTATTTGGATTTAGACGATACTCCAAACGCGGAAAGGGTTACTTTAATTCATAGAACTGGAAGTTTTATTTCTATAGATTCTGGAGGAAATATCACCATTTCGGGTAAAAATGTTAATATAATTGCGACTGGTTCCATAAATAATAAAGCTCCTGGCGGCATTAATGAAGATACTCCGAATCACAAAACTACAGGTACTCACACAGATGCTATTGGTATACACTATAGCGGGGGCTAATAAATAATACATGCAAAATAAAGACATAATATACTCGGACTTAGACCTAATGTTTAACATACATCCTGTTAAACAAGATTTGGTTATGAGTATAAACGAGAAGGCAGTAATTCGTTCTGTTAGAAATTTGGTTCTTACAAACCATTACGAAAGACCGTTTCAATCTGAAATAGGGTCAAACGTTAAGAAAATGTTGTTTGAACCAATTACTTCTCTTACAGAAAATTACATTCAGAGAGAAATTTATAATGTTGTAACAACTTTTGAACCCAGAGCAAAAAATGTTTTTGTTCAAGTTAAAGGTTATCCTGACGAAAACGCATTACGAGCAAATATTGTATTTTATATAGAAAATTCAACGACACCAGTTGTAGTAGATATGCTTTTAGAAAGATCAAGATAGGAAAAAATAAATGGCAACCTCTAATTCTAATTTAACTCTTGTGGGGACAGATTTTGATCAGATCAAAAGTAATTTATTAACTTTCCTTAGAGGTCAAGATGTTCTAAAAGACGCAGATTATACTGGTAGTGTTCTTCAAACTTTATTAGACGTTTTAGCGTACAATACCCATTATAATGCCTTCTATTTGAATATGGTTGCTAATGAAATGTTTTTGGATTCTGCCGTTAAAAGAGCTTCCGTAATATCGCATTCGAAAATGTTAGGGTATTTTCCAAGATCTGTTGTTGCTCCTACTGCCACAATTAAATTAACCATTACTAATTATGAACTACCGTCTATAACTATTCCTAAATTTACAAAATTTATATCAGAGTCTGTTGATGGTGTTAACTACGTTTTTATGACCGATAAAGAATACGTTGTTAATAACGATCCAAATAATAACCCTAATACTGCTATAGTAATAGCAGACGTTATAGTAAAACAAGGAGAACCAGTACAGTATACATTCACGTATAATTTAAAAGAAAACCCAAAGGGTATATATAAAATACCAGACGCAAATATAGACCTAAGCACACTCCAAGTAATAGTCCAAAAGTCTCGGTTGGATTTTTCTTCTGTTTCTTTTTATACGGGTTCTACTGAAACTTTGTCCATAACTCCTGAATCAGAAATTTATTTCGTTCAAGAATCTATGGATGGTTTTTATGAAATTTACTTTGGTGATGGAGTTCTTGGTAAACAATTAGAAAACGGTAATGTTGTAATAGTTTCCTACATAACGTCTGATGGTAGTATTGCAAACGGAGCTAAAGAATTCACTATTGTGGGGGGTAACGAACAGCTTGCTTCTGGCATCATAAGCGTTGAAACTACTAGTCCAGCCTTTGGAGGCAGAGAAAAAGAATCTATTGAGTCAATAAAATTTATTGCTCCAAAATCATACTCGGCGCAAAATAGGGCAGTAACGAATCAAGATTATATGACCCTATTGAATAACAATAATTATGGGTTTATATTTGATTCTGTTAATGTTTGGGGTGG